CAATCAGGTATTGTGTATCAGGAACAGTGCGTAAAGTAATTATATTATTATAGTAGAGTATCGCTCTAGGGATACCAGGATTATAAAAGTAACACTGGGCGTTTATTTGCTGACCCGCCGGTATTGTTAGAGGATTGCCCGACGCATCAGTGAAATTAATATTAGCTATCCCAGTGTTATAGTTTATTGTATTCGAAGTAGTCGAGTAGCCACCATACAGTGGTACATTACCAAAAGGCGCAGGTCCTGGTCTCATGAGGAGTCCGTAATTGACATTTCCCTCCAAAAACTGACCAGAGTCGGCTACTACGACCGATGCACCAGTACTATCAACAGTCGTAAAGTAAACGGCCGGTATTGCGCTCGTTACGGGGATTTTTTGGAAGTTAGTTGAAGGACCTGATGCCGTAATAGGAGGATCAATATTCTGACCCGTTGCAATAATCCCTGTGATATCAACGTGGCCTCTTAGAATCCCGCTAGGTATTGCGTTAACTCCTGGCTGTGAGGCTGGAGCAAATGGGATTTGAAGCGTATAGGATGAGCCACCATTTCCCGCTCCAACGGCTTCATAAGGCTGGATATAGTTTTCCCAATATTGAAAGAATTCGCTTCTCTGAGTAAAGAATCCTGCACTAACTCCACTAATCCGAGCATAAGGCATAAACCCTTGATAGACGGGATAGAAGTTTATAGTGGAGGAGCCTGTCCCTGTTCCTTCAGTTTGCACGCTATAAAGAGGCATGTTGTACTGATCTACACCAGGGACAGTTTGGAAGTTATAAATAGTCTTTAGATCGAAGAGCTGCACCCTTGCATCGACATCCATGATCCAAAAACGGTTAATGTAATCAATAATAAGATTATCAGTGATCACCGCATCAGAGGGTGATTTAATGATTCTTCGAACATAGGTTATCACATCGGAAAGGATATTTATAAATCACCTATAGGTTCGATGTTTCTTCGCATGGCAACCTTTGCACAACCATCGGACTTCAAGAGGCTTTGAGTAATCTTCATGGTGACCTTGCGTCTTACATTCGGCATTGCACTCTTCACATCTTTCATTTCTTTTTAAAACTCCTGCTCGTATGGCCCAAAGAATGAGAGAATGACACGCAGCTTTCTGTGGGTTTTCTTTTTTCCATTTTGCACTTATCTCCCCGCCCCGCGTTCCATTTGATTTTCTCCACTCGGCTTGCCGTAACCTGTTCTTTTCTTTTTCTTCTATCGTTCTTCTTTTAATCGCCCTTTTCTCGGCTATTGCTTCTCTATGTTTTTCATAAGATCTTTTATTTTGCTCGGCTCGTTTCTCCCAATCAACATAGTAAGAAACTCTGCTCTTTTCCCTAAGAAGTTCACGGTTCTCTTCTCGATATTCTTCGGCGTATTTCTTATAATATTCAGGCTGATTCTTTCTCTGTTCAGCATTTCTTTTCCGTATACAAGCTTTGCAATATGAATTCAAGCCATCAAACTTATATTTATCTATTCCAAAATCGCCAGCATCTTTATCAATTTCACACTTTACGCACTTTTTCATATTCTCCCGATTAAAGAGGAGAATTGTAACGTCTTAAAGCAAATTCAGCAACGCAATTACTTGCAGCCCTTCTTCTTAATATCGGCGATCTCTTCGCACATGAACTTAAGAGCAGCAGGCAAATTAAAATCATCTGTCAAGTAATCAGGAGGCTTTGCTGATCCATTATTTTTATGAAACATTATCAAATCTTCTTCGTATTGTTTATTCGCACGTTTTTCATGCTCTGAGAAAATTTTAATAAGATTTTTGAGGTTCATTCAGCTCCCATGAAGATCGACTTGCGCCCTTTATTAACAGGTATTGCATCGAGTCTTTGGATAGTAGTATCAGCGGCGAGTTGTCCATAATAAGATCCTTCCGATCCTCTGGATGTAGTACTATCTTTCATCACGATACGGTGGTAAAACTTACTTTTAATCTGCTCTGCCACATATCTTGGTGCAAATATCGGCTTATTAGTAGGAATCACCCATTCTTCGGCTGGCACTCCCGCATAAGGCTTCGTCCACATTTCGATATTCTCGCCTTTAAGCTCGCTATGCTCTGCAATAAATGCGACGTATTGCTTCATGTAGTTGTATTCATCGCGGTATTTCTCATTAAACTTATCTCTACAACTGACGACCGTCTTGGGCTTTACATAGTATTCTTTTGCATCTGAGATCTGATTCGTGGAGAGCTTGGTTTGCGGCTCTGTCTCCATCTTAGGTGCTTGATTCATGCGGTCTTGAGTTAAATCTTTAATCGATTGATCAAACTGATCAAATTGCTTTGCTGCTTGGTCCAGTTCTTTAGCTGCGGCGCTGTTGGTCACTTTTGGTTTTTCTGTCATGATATCTCCTTAATTTGGGCTTATGTTGATAAAGCTGCCAGGGATCGTGACTAAAGGAATATTTAAACCAGTAGAACTTATTTGACCAGTGTTATTATCCCCTATAGCAACAATTTGAGGCTGCGTAGTTGCGGTAGATGTTTGGAAGGGATCAACCCCTACCAATGAATTAATATTTACTAATACTTGATTGGGGGGTGTTATCCCTATGATAAAGCCAGTCTGGCCATTAAGCTGCCTGCATCCAAATTGAGGAGGGATCACAAGCCTTACCTGCTGCCCATTTACATAGTTGAGCATAGTAATAGACGGGACAGTCACGGTGACCAAAGTATTAGCACCTAAACTAATATTAGTAATAACAAACGACCATGGCTGGAAATATTGAGGCTCGATGGGAGGGTTCGAATATGGAGCTATAGGACCTGAGATCGCCATGCATTACCTAAAAAAAAGAGTGAGGCTTTTAAACCTCACTCCAACTTACAACTTATAATTTTATTTTACAAGTTTACATGTTTAGATCTGACAAAATCGCTTGATAATAGATTACATCAGCAGCAGTACCAGAAATGGTTGCTCCAATGATAAATCCTTGATAAGTAGCGTTGATGTACGCACCAGCAATAGCAGGGCCATTGATTGTGCTGACAGCTGTCGTACCAGTTCCGTTGTAAACGGTAGGACTATTATATCCAAACTGATTCGATCCGCTGTTGTTATCACCAACTGCAACGATTTGTGGGAATGTGAGCCCTTTAACACCTGTCACCGGTTGGTTGGTGTTAAATGCTGTATACCCTGTCGAGATGATGTTCACTACAACAGTTGTTGAGTTCGTAACTGATGTCACGTATCCGTAGATCGGTTGACCAGGGATTGTGTTATCAGGCAGCGAATTCAACTGTGTTGGTCCCCAAACTGTGGGGATACGGAACGCCACTTCTTGCCCTACAACAAAGTTGTGAGGAGCAGTTGTAACAACAGTTGTTGTTGCACCGAGTGTCAAAGCAGAAATTACCGCTTCACCAGGAACATAGAGAGATGGATAAAGGACTTGTTTCCAAGATCCGATATTACCTGTCGATGTTGCTGTGTTAAAAGCTGTGTAGTTAGTCTGGTTTGTGTTCCATGGGATAGTGAAATGCGTTGAGTCAATCACTGTCACAACAAAAGGGATACCGCTAATTTGTGGCATACCAGTTGTTGATGTCTCATAGAGGTTTTGGAAAATAACGACATTTCCAGAAACGAGTCCATGAGCTGTTGTTGTTGTGATTTCAGCAGGGTTTGCCTTGCTTATTGAAAAGTCAGTAGATCCGGTGTGTTGATACACAGGTCCATACTGAAGTGACAATCCAGCCTGAACGATGCTAAATCCACCTGTTGTGGTGAATAGAGAAGCGTTTGTACCTGATGTTGTTGTAACATAGGCCGCTGCACCTTGACCCATATCAGAAAACCACTGAGCCTGAGTTACTCCGCCAGCATTGGCAGTGATCTCAGTTGTGTTGATGATCTGGATATAGTTAGGAGTGAATGGGAGAATAACGTTAGTTGCTCCTCCATTTGAAGTCACTGTTCCTGTTGCAATTCTTGAATATTCAGCCATAAATTAGACCCCCAAGTTGCTTAGGCGAGTAGAAAGCAAGTTTCTAATCGCGGTGTCTTGAGTGATCGCTTGCGCTTGAGCGAATTTAACCGCCAAAGTCGCGTTTTGAGCGAGCATTCCTGAATAATATGGATCACGATAAATCAGCTGCATCGAATAGCCATCTTGATTTATGTGTGTTACGGCTTGTTTACCAACAGTTGTGTTGTAATAAACGTCTTGTCCGTTTGCAGAAGCACCACGTGCAACAGCAGCCTCCGAGCTGGTAAGGATACGGACGTTAAATACCGATCCATACTCAGATGGAAGAGCTGAGCTATTGTTAGGATAGTTCCATTGGTTCAAGAAGCCAGATCCAGTAAGACCATCAAAGTCAGACTGAAGCTCAGTTGATGACAGCATAAAATATGCTGATCGCACTGGGCCTGTTCCGAATCGATCCATACCTTCGATACCACTCATAAATTTATAAGCGTTATTTGTATCGAGTGTTGTGGCAACTAAGCTGAAGTCAGAGACTCCGAGGTTAGTTGGGTTATCACCATTGGATCCGCCGCCAGCATTCAATGTTGATGCAGCAGAAACGATGTAGTCGCGCAAAATTAAATCTTCTGCTTGACGCCAACTTGTTACTCACCTTTCGGTGGGATTGGTCATTTCTGCCAACCTCTGCAATTTCATTTATTGTTGCAGATCGGACTATCGCATACGCTATTGTTAGCGTCCTCTGGATTTAGTCTCTCAGGCTGCATTTAAGCTTGCCCCTTGTCACCCCATCGGGCTTCCAAGTCGATTACCAAAGGTTTAATGGCCACTTGTCAAGATGGCCACGGCGAGACGCTCGGATACCCAAGCTAACACCAATTATCTCTCGCCTAAGAGGGCGTGTTATTCAGCATTACTATTTCTCTATAGCAGTTCTCACGATATTCTTTTTCTTTTTCAGGAATTTTAGCCAATCCATTCGTAGGATTGTAATTTCTACAAAAGTTTAATATCTTTATCGCTTGAATTGCTTTGATCTGAAGATAAGGAATACATCTCTTCAAAAACTCTATGGTATCGGATCTTGATTGAATCGAAAATCTAAATGCAGCCCCTCTTAAAGCTGTATTAGCTTTCACAATCGATAATCCTCCATATTCACAGTTTGAAAGGATATGCTTTATTGATCGTTCGCTAACCATAGTCAATAAGATTTTCGGTCTAAACTTAATTAAATCCGATTTTTGCCTGTTTTGACCTGCTTTACGAACCGATCTTTCTATAGAAAATGATCCATCTGTGTCCATAATTCCAGCAACATAAGCCCAAAAATAAGGACAATTGCTGTTTACTCTAAGGACATTATCTAACGTGTAAGACTCGATTTTTCTATTTAAATTCAAGTCTTTGCATAATTGATAATAGTTCTTTCCTTCTAATGGATTTGTCAAAAATTCCATAAGTTGGTCAGCGGAATCCTTCTTCAAAACTAGATGGTCGCGAACCTTATTTAAAAGATTCAAACATCCTTCTTTCCCTTGAAGCATCCATTTCCAGATGATACGATCATTTTCTTTTTTTGGCTTATCGCATGCAATAGTGCCTCCAAACAAATTATTTAAATACACAGATGCCTGTTTCATTGAGTTGTGAAATTGGATTAAGGGAAGCATTTTCTTTGATCCTTTCCTGATTCCTATCATTCCATCTCCATCAATTAATCCTGCTATATAAGCCATCATTTCCTTTTCTTCCGGATCTTTCATATAGTCCTTTTTTCGGCTATATTATAGACCCACCATCATTATGCTGCAAGTATAGAACCCTCTTGATCCTGAAGGATCACCTGTTATTGATGATACACCCAGTTCCAAAAAAAGCCATTTGTGCCATCGATTATATCTCTCTGGGGCACTTGTGCCGGAGGCATACTGTTACTTCTTTAGACCCCTTGCAGCCGCAAGGCGGGAATCCCTCTTCGGAGACTCCTCTCATAGTTACCTATGAGATCAGACTATCGCATCCCATTTCTGGGCCTCTGAATTTAGTCGTTCAGGCTGCACACTTTCGTTGCTTGCCCCTTGTTGTCCTGCTTAAGCAGCCAGGAGATCCAAGTCAATTATCAAAGGTTTTACATCGACACACCGGAGTTCTTTATCGATCCCACTATTACCCAATTGGATAGTAGGCGGTTGCAAACTTCTTGGACGCATAAAGCGGCAAGTAGTACCACCATTTGAAGGCATAGAAACCTTATCGCAAACGGTGATGTAGTTCATAGTTGGGGTCGGCACATATAACATTGCAGGCGCAAGCGATTGCAAGATAAGCGGTCCGAGATTCCCCGTATTAGTAATCATTGACATTTCGAATCTCTTGTTCGAAAGTTTGTGACGTGATGATCGGTGGACGACGGCAATGAAGCCAGACCTACTACGTCCGTTCTCGATCACATCGGGTCGTCTGTAACGCTAGACAGCGAGAATATGATGTAAATCTGTGTCACGTTAACAATGACAAAAGATTGATCATTTTGGCTTTAACGCGGCCGGCGAATAGCTATAACGTAGCTAACGTGATTGGGAATATATATAATGAATTATTTATTAGCAAGTTTCATGAGCAGATTCATCAAATACATAAGCCCACATTCTCGCGAATTGAGTCGGCAATTTATGATGATCCCATTGCCCGTCTACCCAATTTGCTATGAATAGTTCTTGTTTTTGAGCGATTATATTCCAAACCCAAATAGAGCTTTTATCTTTAGGTTTATGTTTTGTTGCGTCGTGCCATTTCATTCTTTGTTCTCCTCGCCATATTGATCTTTCTTCGGAAGCTCGGGAAAAGGACACCAATGCGTAGGGACTTCTAATTGTCCTGCGTAACTTTCCCAATCGTTCATGTTATTTTCTTGATAATAGAAGACGGCTAGATCAACACAAGGAACAGTCTGCTTCGTATCGACAGCCAGAACCAATTTTCTTACTGGTGGAAAAGTTTTAATATCATCGAAATCAAGCTGAATCCAATCCATCGAATACCTCTTCTTGAGTCTTTAGTCTCTTACGTGCTTCTTGTAGCTCTTCTACTTGCTTCATAATAGTATTGTAGGCAGAAACCGTTTCAGGAGCCACGGTGACTTCACTGGTTTCTTTTTGATTCAGCCTATTTTTACCAAGCCATACTAGCATTGTATTATCACCACTAATAGCTTTATCGAATTGAGCCTTTCTCAATACACCATCTCCCTGAAACTTCTTTTGCTGTGAATAAGCGGTAAAAGATACATTAAACTTTTCTTCAACTCTTCGATAAAATGTATCATGATGCATATCAAAATAAGGTGCGATTTCAGTGCCATGACATCCGGCAAGAAGCAATTGATCTACAAGATCCCAGTCTATTAGTTTCTCAGGGCGACCAGTTTTAGGTGTAATAGTTTGCTTAGGATGTTTAGACATAAAAAAACTTTATACATTCTTATTAAAAAAAAGTACATGCATAAATAATTGTTGTTCGTTAAATTGCCCCTTTCCCCTAAAATCTTAGGCAAAGGAAAGGAGAACTGTATGAGTACAACAAATTCTGTATGGAACGACCCTAAATTACAACCTATCATTATGGCGACGCCTCACGGATGTTATTATAATAGTGTGACCCTCCGTTATGAGCCATATGACCCCATTTTAAGCACAGATGCTGCAAAACTTCATTTATATGCTGGAATGCTTCGCGATGTTCGTGATAAGACAAATGCAAGCGTTGTAGAAGAACATAAAGAATGGTTCGGTAAACATATCGTTCAAATAAGGACTGACATTATCGCTCGAAGATATAGACTAATATCGCCCTCCAGCACAGAATTTAGTTCTCTATTTCTCGGATTCATTTTTTTTGCTTCTGTGATATGCATTTCTGTAGCAATGATCTCATTCCAAAGTTTTATTAGGACCAAAAACGTAATTAAATTATAGAGGATATATATGGCATCGATTACCCATGTTCAAGCTCCGCACTCAATGGAAAATCCCTATCTTAGTGAACAAATTGCAGCGAAAGAAAAATTCCAACTATTATCTGATGTTCCAGGATTGGAAGCACTGAGCCTCCGGATAAAAGGAGGAACATCATGGAGCTTGTATCGTGAAGGATATTATCCACTCTATCGCTCACTAGCCATTATGGGATTGGGATATTTAGCTGGAGCAGGATTGGGTGTGGCTGTGTTAGGACGCTCCGCATCTATTGAAAAGATATTTTGGCTTTCGCAAATCCCAGTAACATTTAGCGCCTGTATTGAACATTTTGTCACAAAAAATAGTGACGAGTATCATAAAGCCTACACCACAAATCCCTATAAAGAAATTTCAAACCGTCTTTTTGAAGAAGATGGGATTTTGCAAAAATTTAGAGGCAATGGGTCTGGAGAACTATTAATCGAACCATATATTTCTCCTATTCCTCCGCATGATATAATCTATGAGAAACAACAGCTTGATGCATTGGAAAAGCAGACACCTGGATATATTCGAGACATGTACAGAAACAGGGGAGAACGTATTTCAAGGGACCTTTTCAAGCCTTGGGCCGAAGCTGGATTGATTGTGAATGCTCGCATCGAACATCTTCTCAATAAAGAGATCGAACATCTTCCTCCTCAGCGATTAAATGAAGAAAAGAAACTGGAGAAAATCTATGTGACGAATGCAAAACTTGCCCATAATTTCTATCTACATTACTACGATAAAGCTCTAAATGAAGCCAAAGCCATCAACTCGCATCACGCTAAACATTTCTCATTAACATTCGGAAAGAATGTAAATGATTTAAACTGGGACCTCAATTGGAGAAATCTTCTAGACGATCGACTCGCAGATGTCTATAGACTTGAAGAGATTCGCAAATCGATAGAGGAGTACAAGAAAGAGCCCTTTTAAGGGTTCTTTTTCCTATTCTCTTCGCGACATAAGTTTTTCAGCTGATAGAATAAAGTCACGAAGAACAAAACGATCATTCCTCCGGCTACAACATTCATTGCTGGCGACAGGTCCGACATAACGACTCCTTAGTTGAGGTCTTTATTTTTCTCAAAATCGTTTATGATGCCCATTATCGAATTCGTTAAGTTTTTGTTAAACCTAAATTTTGCGAATGAATCGATTTCGCATGAGTTGAACTTTCATGTTTGTATCAGTCCTTTTTTTCTTTCTCAAGTTATCATCAGCCTTCAAATATTGAAGGTTTTCAAGACAATGTTTTCCTCCATCATTCAATGGAATAACATGATCAACATGGCATCCACAGGGTTTATTAAGATAAAAAGATCTTATCTTACGAAATTCTTCTTTTGGTACATCTCTAAGTCCATCAATCCTATAGAATCCATGAAAAGCCGATCGCATTTTTTGTTGTTTTAAGCCCTTTTCACTTTTAAAGTATTTCCTTCTATTTTCTTTATTGCTTGGAAGATGATTTCTTCGATAATTCTTTTGCTTGGCAGTAATATTTTCTTGGATGATTTTTTCTTGAACTTGTGGTGCCATAAATTTCTTTGCATGAGATATAAATTCTTTTAGTTCGTTATAATCCGGCATTAATATAGAATAACATATTCCCCATAAATATCACAGTCTGATAATCAAGATTATGTTATAAATAATTACTTGTTTTCATATGTTTTTGCACTAAACTATTATTGAATGTAAATAATCTTTTTTAAACATACTATTTTTTGTTTGAACGGATGCGGAAAGTCTCTTTTTTTAATGGAATCTTTGCGGAGTCTTTAAGATCAGTAGGAATTTCTTTATTCCTCCCCATCAAGTTAAATCTTAGGTTGAAATGGGAAGTTGTTATTTTACCCAGCTCATTATCGCCAGCATCTTCATTATCAAAATAATCCCAAGTGTTGACGAACTCGTCATGTTCTACAAGTTTTTTTAATTCGTCTTGCGTTACCCAAACTTGGATGTTTTCTCTTTTCATTTCCCCTTCCTTTTTCTTTTCTTCTTAACTTTGACCAGAATGACTGTGTGATCACCGAATAGATCTAATTGAACCATAGCCAAGCAGTTCCTCTGTCTTTGTAAGAAAGAACATCTTAGCATGAGGGCTCTATTTGCAGCCCTTCTTCTTCATTTTTTGATACTTTTCGATGATGGGATCGCGGACCTTTTCGTCGTAATTGGCGAGCTTATCATTCTTGCGGGCCGCTTTTTCGATGATCTTTTCCCCTTTGCGGATTTGCTTGGAGACTTTGCGCATCTTCCTGTCCATTTTTTTGCCTTCCTTTTTAGAGAGCCGAAAATATCTTCAACGGTGAATCCGAAAACGCCACCAAAAAAGTTTTTCACAATTATTTTGCTTTCTTGTGATGCTTTTTCATGGCGTGCATGCCGTGCTTTTTAGCTTCATGCATTTTGCCATGCATTTCTTTTTTCTTTGCTGGCATTTCTTCTTTTTCGTGCTTGTGTTTCATAACCGCTCCTTGTGGGTTAAAAGAAAAACTACATCAGTAAAGATTTTTATTACAACGATTTTTCTTTAAGATATGAATAAGAAGCGCCGCATCATTGGTAGGAACCACATCTTTTTTATATTTTAAGAAGTCATATCCCTCTCTAGCTCGCTTCAATTCAGCTGGCGAGTTCCTAAAAGTGAGAACCACCCGATCTTTTTCTTTTAATTTCAGTCCCCAAAGATACGGACTTCCGGCTTTGATTGGATTTGGATTTTCTTTTGCGTTGTTAACAACTTGTTCACGACCGGCCAGAGGCTCCTGATCTCGAGTAGTTATCAAAGAAGACTTAGTTAAAGAAGAGAGGATTCTAATAGTAGACACTTTTGCCAGTAAAGATGTAGACACTTTCGTTGTTGATAACTGGCCTCTTTTCTTCAAAAGTTTGGCAAAAAAGAGCTCATCTTCTGACACATCTTTTATCACAGATTCGGAATGTTTTTTCCAATTCATCTTGAAATGACAAGCATCGATCAATATGCATAGCTCCACAAAATTTGCTTCCGCTTCGTATGTCAAAGTGCGCCTCTTTGGGTCTTTTTTGACTTTTAAGACACCGAGCTCAATTGCTTGTTTGATACATTTTTTTATTTGCGTGATTCCTAATCCAGTTTCTTTTGCTATCTTCTTGTGACTCAAAAAGATAGTGTCTGTCCAGGTGTACATGGGGATTAGCCCTGCATGGAAGAGTTTCCTAGTGGAAGGCCACATGGAATTATATTTATAAGTTGCATCTAAGAGATTCGTTTTAGATAAAGATTTTGTCATCTGGCTTGTCCTTTTTTTACAAACCAACTGAAAAATCATCTAAGTTCTTTCGCTAAATTCGCCGTCTTGATAAGGTTAGAGACGGATCGGGGTGGTTTAGGAAGGAACTTATCCTTTTTCTAGTTGGTTTTTGTGTCAGAAGCAAGCACTAAGCTAGCCTTTCCCTCCGATTATTATCAAGTATTTTAAAGGAACTCAGTCAACAAACCGGCGCTACCTAGTGGTGCCGGTTCTTTTTTTTAGTAAATATTCAATCTTAGACTTTAGGCTGGAATCTTAGGCAAAGGCATCCAATGCGTGACAATGCCGCCTTTTTCCCAACTATGAAGTGATGACAGTGAAGAACTATCTACGTCTATGAAACTTTCCGATGGAAAGTAAGGACCAGCATAACCGCCAGTCTCTTGAGAGAACTCTTGATTGATGTAATGCTTAACAACGAGGAGACGAACGCCGACAGGAGGTTTTTTTTTGTTGATATCGATCCATTTCATTCTAGCATTCTTTTCTTAGCCATAAGATTTATCACCTCATCGTTTGTGATCACAGGTTTTTGGTATGGCGTTTTAGGGAGATATGCCCAATAAGTGATATCCTGCAATTTATCTTTGAGAAAACCCTCTGAATAATACCCATATTCATCTCTATACCCTCTTTGGATATATCCATTAGAATCACAAAGTAAAACGTCCCAATCATCGGGAGGAAGTTGATGCTTAACGTCGATCCAGTGGATCCATTCGATTATCTCTTTCATTGGTCCTCTTCTTTAGAAGGATGGAATTTTCCGACAAAAACCCATTTTCCGTTTCCACCTCTAAAAACTCGAAAAGGAGTGTATTCTTTTGAAACCCAATATGCATTTTCAAAGTGAGTATCCTTTTCTGTTGGATCTCTGTTTGCAATAACAACATGAGGCAATCCATCTGTTAATGTATTCACTTTTCCCTCTCTATTTTAGGATTAAAATTCGGCTCATAATGCTTTTTAGAAAACCATGTCCAAGTATGGCCATTGGAACAGCGACGATTAATTGTGTAGCATGGGAATCTGGTTAAGTCTGAGGTAGTGCTTGAAAATACTTCGTCTTGTCCACAGTTAGGGCAATAAGTTTGGTTAACTGGAAGAGTCAAACAACCATCCTTTAGGCTTTTTCCTTCGATAAATCTCATAAAACATATCGATCACTGCGATATCCAACGCCTGGGATGCATTCATCCATATAACTCTTCTCTTTGATATGACTTATGCGGATATTGCTTCATATAAGGATTGGGGAGTTCCTCCCAAGCCCTTTCGAGTTCTTCTCTACTCTTGCACAAATACGTCGGATAAAAGTCTCCTGTTTCGATACAGGTAGGAAATATATTTTTTACTAATATCCAATCTTCTTCATTCCATTCGTCGTCTATCATTTTTTCTTTTTCGGAATTTTCGCTCCGGCCTTTCGTGCTTGGTTGAGAGCTGCTGCAATGCTTTGATTGCGCGGATGTCCTGAAGCTTCCATTTCTTTAATATTTTTACCGATGGTTTTTTTTGATGCGCCTTTTTTTAATGGCATATGGCCTCCTATTTTTTGACCGAGAGTTTTCTTTTACCGTAAATCTTATTAAACATCGAAGCATCTATAGGTGGATGCATTTTTCTAGTAACCTTTTCAAGCCTACGAAGAGTCCGTACACGTATTCCTTTTCCAAGCGTCAGATTTTTAATAGTCAATTCGTTAAAACCTGTCATCCTCGCAAGACCCTTAACGGTTATCCCTGTCTTATCCAGCCATTCTTTTAAGTTCATATTTTCCCATAAGATATAGTTTCGTCATGGATTTTAAGTGATAGTAACATTACAATCTACAGAAAAAAAGGAACGTTCATGACAGATGTTATTGATCCTAAGTGGGTGCGGGTGAGTTCGATCCTTCGCATGATGCCCACTTTACTAATAGAAAATAGATGGGGATACCCACTCGATGCAATAGATAGTAGTATTTTAGAGAGAAAAGCAGAGCTGGGATCTAATGTCCATGAAGCAATTGCCGAGCATATTAAAGAAGAGTTTTATATACTCTCTGATCGTGAGCAGGGCTATTTCGACAGTTATTTGAAATGGGAAAAGAGCGTTAGCCTGGAATGTCACATGACAGAGAAGCGATACTACTATGAACCTATGAACCTAACAGGATGTATAGACATGATCGGCAAGATAAATCCTTGTGGACTGCCTCAACTAATAGACTTTAAATGCACTGTCGCTTCCGATCCTGTAAAGTGGCCCATTCAGGCTGCATTCTATTACCTTCTTACTCAATTTAATGGAATGAAGCTCGATCCGAATTGTCTGTTTATCCAGTTAGATAAGGAAGGAAAAGCACCAAAAGTGCATCGATACGAGATTACAAAAGAGCTTACTTCGGCTGCGATTTCTCTATACAATACGTATATGTACTTGACTCGGAAATATCAATAAATACACAATAGGAACTATATCGGATGGAATATGAATGAAAAAATAGCAAAAGAAGAAAGAGAAAAAAAAGAAGAGGTCGGAAATGCTGTTCGTTTGCTTCTTGATGTTCTCACGCGGAATAAAATAAAAATGTCGATTGCAGGTGATGTTTTATTGAATTTGTTTTTAAAGATTTCCGCGTGCATGAATGTCCCAGAAGAAGAACTGAAAATAATTTTAGATCAGGCAAAAACCCACTATCCGAAGGTTTTAGAATCAAAACGAGAATTTGAGGATTATAAATAAAAAACCCGTTGCTGTAACAACGGGCAAAGGAAGGAACTATATGAATGAGGACATCGCAAACGATAGCACTTACATCGATTTTCTGCTAGAAACAACGCAACTTCCTGAAGTTCAAAAAGATGATAGGCATGATGCCATTCAAAAGATTGAATTTTACAACCAAAAAATTAGCAAACTCTTAACAGAATCTGAACTTTTGGTTGTTGAAGATGAGGATAGCTGTAAAAGAGCTCTCGATATCACCGTAGACGCTAAATTGATTTACAAAACCATTGAGGAATACCGCAAGAAAGCTATAGAGCCCAGCCGAAAAATCATCCAATCTATTAATGACTGTGCCAAAGGACTCCAGTGTTCTCTTGCATGTATTGATACTACTATTAGATTTAAGATCTCTGCTTGGCAAGCTGTGCAAGAGGAAAGGGCCTCCATTGCCCAGAAGACGATCAGAGAGATATCGAGCGATTTAAATATTAGTATGGATATACTCTCTTCTCACTTTAGCCATCTAAAACCTCTTTCCACTGCGAATGCAATTGCATATACGAGAGAGAAGATGAGCTTTAAGATTACAGATATTAATCTTATACCTGATGAATATTGGATCATTGATGAGAAGGCTATTCAAAACCACATCGATTTGGGTCGAAGTGATATTCCAGGTGTGGAACTTTTTAAAGAACGAACTTTACACGTAAGGAGAAAATAATGACTAAAGAACTATCCCTAATCCCAACACCACAGGAAATGCAGGCTCTCGAAATCATCTGCAAATATGCGGTTGAATCCAAATATTTCCAATCTCTTGGTGGCATAGCCGGCGTTATGTGTATTGCTCTTTATGCCAGAGAAATCGGTGTTCCGGTAATGACGGCTGTAAATGGTGGCTTCTCCAATGTTCAAGGCAAGATAACCATGAGCGCTGAGCTCATGCATTCTTTGCTTCGTGGTAATGGTGTGCGTATTAAAATCATACAGTCTGATTCTACTCGTTGTGAAATCTACGGCAAGAGATCTGATACTGGAGATGAGTACACTTCACTCTATACGATTGAAGATGCTAAGAAGGCTAATCTTGTCAAATCGGGAGGATCGTGGGAAAAAAACCCTTCCGATATGCTCTTTGCACGTTGTATCTCAAGACTTAGACGAAGATTGGCTCCTGATATCGCTACGAAGGCTTATGTGGAGGGCGAACTTGAGGATGCTGAAGTTGATATGACAGCGGCGCCATCTCCCTCTCAGCCTAGTGAAGAAGAGATTACAGCTCAATTTAAAGAGAAGTTCAAATCTATTGAAAACATGGATTATGATCTTGAGGAATTCGTGAAGTTTACTTCTGAAAAAGGAAAGAAATCAACGATAGAGACCATTAAATCTGCTCTTAATCAAGTTGAAAAATTCACTGCTGCTTATCTGAAATGGGTAGCATCCAAAGAGCCTGTACAGGAAGTCTCGGCAGTTGTTGAGACGAAGGAAATGACACTGGTATGAACTGGATAAGTGTAGATGATGATTTGCCCACCAATGATGCACCCGTTCTAATATGTGGAATGTTTACGGGAAGACCATTTAGAACATTGGGAATTTACGAGCCTGAACTGCAACGATGGAAAACATTGGCACATTGCGAGGAATTCATCATGATTGAAGTTGCCGAAACTGAAATATATGAGGATGTAAAAGTAAAATTCTGGTCTCATATGCCAGAAATACCGAAGGATTTCATATGAAACTAAAACATCTCTCAATGCATAACATGAACGACGTTCCTGAACATATCATGGAAGAGATCCATGTTGTGTATGATAAACTCATGAAGGCTATTGGGCCCATATTAGAGGAACACAATTCAAATATATCCTTGGGGGCATTTAACGTTCTTCACTGTGCAATATTAAAACATCTCATAAGCGACGCTCCTGGAGAACTCGAAAAAGCTGTTCTTTTGCAGTGTCAATCCTTAATCAAGAATCTGGAAATGTTAGCTGGAAGAGAATTTAAATTTGAAGAGTTTGAAAAGAAGGATTAAGTACAATATTCAGTGATTACGACGAGGCCGGCTGTTCCGTTACCGCCGTTTGTTGCTGAGACTGTGCTTGGAATATTGCTTGATCCCGAACCGCCTGCTCCATATCCAATTCCAGGTTGTCCGGCTCCGACAGCAGGATGACCACCGGCTCCGAGTTGCGTTGAAGCGCCGATTCCGCCTACTGCAATATATCCAGTAGAAATCAAACTGACAATTCCCAATTGCCCTGATGAACCAGGTGTCCTATAGTTTCCGCCCGTTCCTCCGGTACCTCCCATTCCACCATCCGTCGCAATACAAAGAGTCTCGGCTATTCCGGCTGTACCACCAGAACCTCCTATAGCGGTCATTAAAGCCCCGAAACTTGTGTTGCCACCCGCTGCTCCAGCGCTAGTGTTTCCAACGCCTCCTGCGCCAATTGTGACTGCTTGGCTGGCTCCAATCGTTGCAGCTGAGAATATTCCTACGGCATATTCTCCACCACCACCACCACCACCCGCGGCACATTGAGTGCTATTGGTAGCTGGAGCACCACCTCCCGCTCCGCCACCACCTAATATTTGAATATCAGCATAAACCATGCCTGCGCTCGGAGTATAGGTTCCACTAGTAGTAAATACTTGATTAACTACTTTGACGATTGCAGATCCAGAGCTGCTAGTAATAGTAACGGTATTACCCGACCCCATCGTACTGATGCCGGTACCTCCCTTGATGATAATAGTCCCTGCACTTGGAGTCGCAGTTCCGCTATCTTCTTGAAAGGTCAAAGATGATGCCGATGTATTAGTAATAGTAACGGTATTGCCAGAGGAACTTGTTGTAATGCCAGTACCGCCATGTACTACTAATACTTCTCCGCTTGGGACAGCGCTATTAGTGTCATCTGTCAAATATGAAGTAGCAATCGTTCCGTTATTGGTCACGGTTACGACATCGGTAGCGCCTGTTGTTGTAAGACCGCCAGTTCCGACGACATGAAGGACATTTGCCGCTGGAACCGCCGTGCCCGAATTTGTCACAAAGCTTGTGGGTACTGAAGAAGCCGCGTTTACAGTAATAGTACTGCCGGCGCCTGATGTACTAACGCCTGTTCCTCCCACAACATTGAGCACCCCACCAGATGGAACCGCCGTGCCGGAATTCTCAACATAAGACGTCGCAACCGTTCCAGCCGTCGATATCGTTAATGTATGAGCGCTTGGCACTCCTATCACATTAATAGTAGTAGTATCACCGATGACTGCGATGTTGTTTGAGCCATCAACTCCCACCGGTCCGCCGCTATTGCCTGATAGTGTTGCTGTCACAACGCTCTCAGATCCTATTGGAAGCCAATTCGCTGTTAATACTCCCGTTGCATTGGAGTATGATTGAAGTACATACTCAAGCCCATTGCTGGGATTGATCCATCTTTTTTGAATGGGATAGTTTACATCTTGAGCAGTTGGTGCTCTTGTTTCAAAGACCGTAATAAAGGCAGATGACGACGAACGACCTACAGACAATGCATCTAATGACGTTGTAACTGTAGGGTTCGTATTCTGAGTCAAGTGATCCTCTTAGTTGATGATCATCCATCCGACAACTGAAGCATCAGTTGCAAGAGGTGTCGCTGGGGTACCCTGCGTTGCAGCGTAAACTACAAAGCTGGTCCCAGCCGTAATTGTTCCGACGCTGATTTCACCAAGAGCAGTTGAAGCACCGACAGCTTGTCTCCAAGTCACAATCAATGAACTTGCAGTGACGGCTGTTGTTGCAACTGTTGCTGTGCCCGATGCCAGAGTTACCGATCCGAAAGAGTTTGCACCGGCAGTCGTTGTTGTAGCAACACTTGTACTCAATATTTTATTGCCAGCCGTTCCTAATACGAGGTTGCCATTAGTTGCTGTAATAGCACCAAGGGTTGCGGTAAGCGATGTTGAAGCTGTCAGAGATCCAGTAACCGCGGTATTGCCGGTAGCGTTTCCGATATTAACCGCTCCAGTTCCGCCAGTCCCGATCGTTGTGACTCCAGCACCCGAATTATTAATAGTGGTAGTACCAGTGATTGCAGCACCACCGGCTGATACGGTTAATCCACCTGTTGTAGCAACGAGACCTGTTGATGCGGTTAAAGACCCTGTCACGGCAGTATTTCCTGTGGCATTGCCGATATTAACAGCCCCTGTACCACCTGTCCCGATTGTCGTAACACCTGCCCCAGAAGCGTTGATATGAGCAGTTCCGACTTGTGTTAGGGCGGCAAGTGTTGTAGCTCCAGTTACTCCAAGAGTTGTTCCAACTGTTGCAGAAGTTGTGACGGCAAGGGATGATCCAGCAGTTAGTGTAGTACCAGATGCCAGTGTTGTTGTTGTTGCAGCAGATCCTGGGAAGGTGACGGCTGAGGGAAGTGACAAGGTGATTGAAGCACCTGATCCGGCTGTTGTAATTTCTCCAGAGGTACCAAAGATATTAATATTACCAGCTGATGGGGTTGCTGTACCGGAGTCGCCGGTTAGAGTAGTTAATGTTCCAGATGATGTGCTTGATTGTGCCCAAGTTGCAGTAAGGAGACCGCCAAAGCTAGATACGGATGTAAGCTCAAAACCGAGCCCTGCGGATGTATTGATCCATCTTTTACCAATGGGAAATCCTGTATCATTCACAGTGGGTGAACGTGTTTCTATATGGGGTACTTCGACGTTCTCGGGTCTATTTCCGAAACCTACTGTATTTAGACTTGCGCCTGGCTGTGTGGACATAAAAAAATCTCCTTGTCTAAAACAAAATCTATGACTTTTAAAGATTTTTTAAAAGAAAATAAAGATTATTCTTTGTCGGGAGATTTTAGGATGGAGACGATGACCAAAAGATAGGAGTAAAAATCGTAATGATTGATGGGTAAATCCATTGCATGCTTGGGAAGGTTTTCGATGTTTTTTACCATCGTTTCAAGCATATCAATTTTATCTTGTTTCGTTAGAAGTTGAGGTTCTTCCATTTTTGTGGGGTCAGGAATAGGGTCTTCATCTTTGACTTTGATCACGATTTCATTGTTGTTATCATCGACGCGTAGGAAATTAGACCAGTTTTTGGCAGAACAGCGTAGTTCATATAAGCCCCCATCTATACTGATTTCTCCGCATTTACAAACGACATAATCGTATTGATGGAAGCTTTCTAAGACGTCATTGCAGAGTTTACATTTAGCTCGGTTTCTCATCCAGATATCTCTTTCCCATTTTAAAAGTAATCACGACTAAGTTTCTGTCTTGTGATAATTCTGTGTGTATCAATTTATCTCGAATAAATATAGTAATGTCGTAAGGAAAAAATTCCAATATTCTCGGATCATCTTCATATTCAGGAGTCATATATCGGAAACATTCATAATCCATCTTTTCGAAGAGCCAATATAAGGCTTCATTCAAATCTTCTTGTCCTTTGAAAGGTAAAGAAAGACTTAAGTGTATTTCGGGTTTTGTCGAAGGAGGAGAAATTGAAACGAGTGCTTTATTCAAATATTCTTCATCTATTTTCCATTTAGACTCATTCGAATTTTTGATTTTTTTCATTTATCCGCCAATGACTTCATAAGCGATTTTACCGCTTCCTGTGCATTTAATTGCTTAAACACTTCTCTCATATAATGATCCGAATTCATCTTCTTCCTGTCGATCTTAGGAATTGATTTAATTACTTTACGTTTACAGCAGTTTTTCATACCATCCTCATAATGAATAATTTACTAGCTCCCAAGCAGATGGAGTTTATACTCGACTCCACCAAAAAGATCAATATAGCTCATGGCTCTGTTCGTTGTGGCAAGACGGTTGGAACCCTTTTCCGTTTTATGCAAGCCGTCGGCAATTGCCCTGATTCCCAGATCTGGATGATAGGTCATTCCTCTTCTACCATCTATCATAATGCGATACGTCTACTAATGGAAGCCAATACTCCTAATAATCCTTTGTCGGTCTTTCAACCATTCCTAACGTGGCAACCTGGTAAGGCCGAGCTTAAGTTCCGAAATAAGACCATATCGACAGTAGGCGCCAAAGATGAAGGCGCAATTGGAGCAATCCAAGGTAAGACATTTTCGCTTGCCTATTGCGATGAGATCACGCTATATCCCGAATCTATCATCGATATGATTCATACTCGACTTTCTAATCCCCATTCCCAGCTATTTTGCTCCTGCAACCCGTCTCATCCAGATCATAAAATAAAGAAATGGATCGATAAAGCCCGAGCCGGTGATCCTCTGTATTACGAACTCGCCTTTACTCTAGATGATAATCCTTATCTCGATGATGAATACAAACGGATGGTTAAAGAAAGCTTATCTGGTCTCTTTTACAAAAGAAACTATCTGGGTCTTTGGTGTCTAGCACAGGGAGCTATTTTTGATTTCTTCGATAGAAATATATACGTAGTAAAAAAACCACCAAGAGCCGCAGAATATTGGATCGCAGGCATTGACTATGGGATTACTAATAACTTTGCATGTGTCCTAATAGGTATTAATACAGGAATGCATACCCAGACTGGTATTTGTCGATGGGTAGAAAAGGAATATGTTTGGAACTCAGCTGAAAAGGGACGACAAAAAACTAACAGTGAGCTTGCCGATGATTTGCAATCATTTCTTGAGCCCTATGCATTGCGCGGTGTATACATTGACCCTAGCGCTGCTTCTTTTAAAGTGGAGCTTCGAAGAAGGGGAATAACTACAATCGATGCAGATAATGATGTTCTAAGTGGTATCACCTTTATGACATCGGAAATGCAAAAGGGTAATCTCTTCGTGTGTGAGGAGTGTCCTACTACTATCAAAGAAATAGAATCCTACGTCTGGGATCATAAGAAAGCTGAGAAAGGAGAAGATGCTCCGATGAAGGTTAATGACCATAATATGGATGCGTTAAGATATGCTATTTTTACTCATAAAGTAACTAAGTACCAGCCCTATAAGCATAATCCCAACCAATACGCACAGAATAGATTTTCAAGAGGGAATTTTTAATGACAGAAGATGAAGTAAAAGAAATAGCCGCCAAAATATGCCATGAAAAAATGAAAAATTTATATGAACATATAAAAGAAAAAATCTCATCAGAAATCAGATTTGAAATACGTTCAGGAAAAATACGGTTTGAAAATTTTTTATCAGATGATGAAAGCTCTATTTTAAAAAAAAGAATAGACAGTGAATGTATCAGCTATATGAACGCTGTTCTGAGAGAGGCCTTTACAAAATTTATGAAATCAGTGAATAGTTAAATAACTAGTAGCGTAGTTTAACAAAAGAGCAAAATACACGAAAGTGTGATGAAGGTTCAAATCCTTCCGCGAACGTCATAAATTTTCACAGTCGAATTTGAAAAATAATCATAGCTTCTCTATACTCTTCGTCTATGGGAAAATATCAATATCATTTCGGAAGAAAATTCTTTCAACGCAAAAACGGCTATTGGCAATGTACCAAGGACAGTACTCTGTATGCCCATCGCTGGATTTGGATCAATCACTTCGGTGAAATTCCCGATGGCATGGACATCCATCATCGGGATAATGATCCAAGCAATAACGACATATCCAATCTACTAATGCTTACTGCATCACAACATGTAAAATTTCACTGGCGGGTGAAAAAATTCGAACCTAATCAGCTTCTCTTAGCAATATGAGTATTTGCATTATTTGTGGTGCCGAAACGGGGCAAAAAAGGGTCGCCTGTTTCAAAATAGGAGAGGCTTTTTTCTTAGACACTTTTCTCCATGAAAAGAGTCGTCTATTTGCCTGTTTCAAAATAGGAGAGGCTTTTTTCTTAGACACTTTTCTCCATGAAAAGAGTCGTCTATTTGCCTGTTAAATTCGGACGTCTTATTTAAATCATATCAATACAACATGTAAAATTTCACTGGCGAGTGAAAAAATTCGAACCTAATCAGCTTCTCTTAGCAATATGAAAGGAGGATCTTCTTAAAAAACTAATGTTGCGTTAATAAAATCTTTAATGTTAATTTGGGCTCGATCATTTGACTCGCATCGGAGGTCTTTACGAGCTTCTATTATCCACCTTGGAATAATGATATTGAGCCCAATCAAGGTAACGTCAGACAGTGGCTTGACAATCTCTATAGCAAGTTCATGCCCATTGAGCAATCGCGTTGGAACCAAAGTAATATCGACACCCTCTTTTATGCCGGTGCCCAAGACTTTGTAAATAGATATTTTGGATTTCAGGCTAATAGCAACGCTAGTAGCTATTATTTCAACATCTGCCAACAGCCTGTCAACATGATTACCGGCTACGAGCGTCAGCATCGTAAGGGATTCATGTGTCAGGCTATAGAGGGAGCAGATAACCTTACCACAGATCAATATACAAAACTTTTGACACATACCGCCAATATCGGTGGAATTCACGAGCAAAAATCGAAGGCAAAAGAGCTTGCTGCCATTTCTGGCATGGTTCTGTTGCAACCTTATTTAGATTTCACTGGAGCCGATCAAGCCCAAGGGGAACTTAAAGCTAAAATCTGGGAATACAATAGCTTTCTAGTTGATCCCTACTTCCGCAATCCAGATATGAGTGATGCTCAATTCATCTGGTGTCAAGAATATATTTCTAAAAAAGTGGCTGAGGAGAGATTTCCAGAGCAAAAAAATAACATAATGCCTATGTCCGGCACTCCCCAACGTTATGGCTCGTTCTACTTTCTTCCTGAAAACTACAACATGGCTCGCAATGACCTGATGGTCTTGAGTTATGTCTGGTACAAATGGAAAAAGAAAAAGAAACGACTCTATAGCCGTAAACGGAATCAATTCTTTGATTTTGCCGGCGGAGATGGGCAAATGGACGCTCTCCTAGCCAATCTAGAGGATGTCGAAGAAGTGACGGTTGAAGTGCCATCATGGAAACTGGCGGTCGTTTTAAACGATCAATTGATGTTTCAGGGAGACAATCCGCTAGGATTTGATTCGTGCCCGATGATTAGTTATTTTTGGAATTACGAACCTCACATAAATTACTACGATCTGCGCTGCCGTGGACTTATCCGCACTATGCGGTCGCCCCAGTACCTTTTCAACTACAAAGTCATCCAAAACAACGACATTGCGGCCGCGACAATTAACGCCGGTTGGAAGCGTAAAGTCGGAGCTGTTGCCAATGAAGATAATCTCAAGAAATCAGGCCAAGGCTGGGATGTCATCGTAAACGATGGCTATGAGATGACAGATGTAGAAAAGATCATCCCATCTGCTGTTCCTGAGTCCGATCTGGCACTCGCCCAGCAAATGGAAGATTTGATGTACAAGACCTCAGGTATCAATCTAGAAAATTGGTCGGGTCAACAAGATAAACAAACTTCAAGCTTAACTGTACTCCTTAAGCAAGCTGCCAATCTGATGGTATTCCAGAAATATTTTGACCAATGGGATTATTCGGACATGCTTCTTGGGGATAAAATGCTTCAAATAATGATTAACAATTGGAGTGCTGAAAAAGTCGAATTGATGATTGGTGAAGAACCGAGTCCTCTTTTCTACTCCAAGATCTTTGCTAAATATAAAGTCATTATGGAAGAGAGTGATCTCACTCCAACTCAACAGAATTTGCAAGCCCAACAGATGATGGATATGAACGAAAGATTCGGAAGAGAGGTCTTCCCTCCTTCGATGATCATACCAAAACTCAACATCACAGGAAAAGCCGATGCAATCAAGTTTCTACAGTCACAAGAACAGCAGACAGCTGCCGTACAGCAGCATAGCCAAAATCTTGAACATGCCTTCAATGAGGCTCGTCTTAAAGAGATGTATAGCAAAACAGCAGCCCAAATCGCGACAGCACGTGAAAGACATGGCAGGGCTGAGGCTGATATTGGGCTCTTTGAAGAAAGACTCAGCGAAATCACACGTAATCGCGCGCTCGCTACTAAAGATAAGATGGAAGCTCTTGAAAAACTCGTGGATGTCATTGCTAAATATGGCGAAATTGAAACGGCTCTTAAAATGCAAGATATTGAGAATTTCGACAGAAATCAGATCATGGATGAGAACGAAGAAAAAGTTGACGCTAAGCGATCGAGTTTAGCCAACGATTTCATGACTGGGATTTTGGGCGGACAGGCTCAAGGACAATGAATTATTTTAATTCAACGCCTTGCTTAGCTAGCTCTCTTGGGTAATCGCCTTTCATCAACATAACTGTCTTGATGATAAGAATTTCTCTTTCTAAGTTGTTGAATTTATGATTCATCCATAAAAGAGAACCAACAATTCCTCCGAGCACTATCACTGTATCCGTGTGCTTTTCGAACCATTCCATGATTTCCGTCCTTTTTCCAGAAATTATACCATAGCTCCTAATAAAACAACACTCTCAAAGAATTCCTTGAGAAATATGATTTCAAAGCTATAATGAGACCTAAAGAGCCTACGGCTCAAGGAGAAGATTATGGCAAAACCAAAGCGCATAGATGATCATTCATTCTGGGCTGGCGGAAAGTCTAAAGATTCAGTATTTCCAAAAGGAGTACATACAAAACACGAATCTTCAGCTGAAGGCGCAGGTGCAGAAAATGAATATGAAGATACAACCGAAGCAATCAAGAGCCAACAAATGATGGGCGTTTCCAAAGCTAAGGGCCATCCTCTTAAATCTGGATACAGAAACTAATTTTGCTGGGCGCTTAGAACAAAAAAGTTTTATTTTACTTGATGCGCCCACAATCCAATCTTTGAGGTGGGAAATTGGAAGGAACAAAAACAAAGACATTTAGCAAAATGCACAATTATCCTGCCTCTTTAACTAAGGAGTCCCTATGAAAACAGGTTTTAACGATCCAATCAAAGTCAAAGAAGGCAAGTCAATGAAGTCCCCTTGGGATTTCACATGTCCTGATTATGATGAAAGATCAAGCTGCTACGTCAATGCCGGATCACATTATGGCGTAGGTCATAAGCAGCCTGTTGGACATGAGGGTAATCCTAAAAATATGTCTCCAGTTCTTCCAAAAGGAAGAGTTAATACAATGGAAGTCGACGAAGTTCCTAACAAGAATTTGAAGTTCGAAGCCAGAGAATGAAACTTTCCTATCGATTCTATGATGTCCATGGAAAAGAGATCATAATCAACGATAATGAATGGCACTTCTTGGTATCAAATGATACCTGCTACTTGATAAAAATCATGGAAGGACATCAAATATGATAATAAATTTTGTTGACTCAACCGCTCATGATTCCGATGGAGAAATAATAGAAATTCCTGATGGTCACAACATGGTTATGGATAAAAATGGAAAAGTATTTCTCTTAAAAACAGAAAGATCTTCTGAAGTCGAATTCGTTAATCGTCATCCATCCCAAGATAATAAAACAAAAGAACCTCTCAATGAAACTCTCTAAACCTAAAACAAAGCAAGCCCACACAGCTAGAACTAAAATCGGAATGGGCGATTTCTATGGCACTGGCCTGAGAGCTAAGATGGGGAAGGTTCGCTCGGTTTATCCTCCTGGCGCAAATCCTTTACCTCCGAAGAAACTCCGCAAGCCTCCGAAAACACTTGCTTAGGCAGCACTTTTCTAGATCTTTTATAGGCATGTCTTAAGGGATGCATGATAGAACATGTATTTTCACTTCCTTTGCACCATTTATCAGCTTCCTCTTTCGAGAACACATCAGCAGTATGAATGTCTTCACCTCCTAAAAGAGAATATCGTTTAGGTCCTTCATTTTCCCATTTATCAGCTTCTTTTTGATTTAAGACCTCACCTGCTTTTTCATGATTCTCATCATAAAGTTCCCAATACCATTCAACGATCTTATCTTTTTCTTTGGCATATTCAGCCATACGTTCAGACGATTTTTTGTAATCCTCATGACCAAGAGGTGGCATGTCGAGCTCATAAAGTTTATGATCATCGCATGGACCAGCTCTATAAACTCTAGGGTATTTAGGTTTGAATTTAGGAAGCTTAAAAAGCTCATCTTGCTCTGCTTCAGGAAAAGACTTTTTGTATTTTAGAGGGATGTTCAGATTATAAAACTCGATTAGCTGGTCAAATTTCCTCATTCTTCTCTCAAAAGTTGCTATGACATCACGGAATTCTTGTTCTACGTAACGAGCATTTTCTTCTAAAACTCTAATCCGTTGAATGAGTTCATCTTCTTTCATTTTTCCCTTTTTGATTCGCTTCTTTGCTTATCTCTTCATATATCTTATCGATCACAGCATCTGGAAGATCGTCGTCTTCTTTTGCCTCCATTTTTTCTTTTTCATGAAGAAAATTGTAAATGCTCTCAGATATCGTTTCATTACCTGTCATCTTACCCTTCTCGTATTGTTTCCAAAGTTCTTGAGCAGGAAGAATCCAGATAACTTTAATGTTATCCGATTTAGGATAGGCCTTAAAAAGCATCGAATTACTCTGAGCTTTAGGTTTAGTCAATCTCGGCTGCCAGATGAGCGTTTTCTCTGGCACTTCTTGCATGGATTTATATTTCCCAGAAGAAAACAGCTTGAACTTCTCGTCGAGCCCGATTGTTCGTGCATGAGCAAAGATATAAAACGGATAATCCCCAAATGGCTTTTTGTTGATCAGATCTTGGCAACATTCAGCAATATCAAATCCTTGTCTAGTGAAATGAGTGAAGCGATCATGTGCATCAAGAAGCTTAACCTTCATTTTTATTCCTTTGAAATTCTTGTAGGTCTTTAATTATTTTTTCGGGAGTCGTTTTCATCATTGCCTCGCTAGGCATGTAAAGAAAAGCCGTTCTTATATAAGGATTGACGTCTTCCAAAGGCACTGATGCTAAATATCTTTTCCTCCACATTTTCACCTCATCATTATTGGAATCTAAAATCCATTGAAATTTTCTTAATTGGGAAAGAGTTTCTTCCATTATCCGAATCGTTTCTTCCAAATCCATCTATGCAATCTCCTCTTGTAATATCACAGCGATATTGGTGGGACCATAATATGTCATATCTTTTGAAGATATCCCATAAAAAATATTTCTCAGTTCCTGATTCTTATCAGGATTTTCATGTTGATAGAAATGTTCCAATAGGAACTTCTCTCTCCACATTTTTATTTCAAAAGCCATTTCAGCGAAGTCAGTTGGGTTTTCCATTATTGCCTATAATTTAAATTTAAATTATGGTTGTAAAATATATTCTAACCGCGTGTCGGCGTCAAGACAAAGGATATTAGTATGTCTATTAGTAATAACGATACCCCACCACAAGAGCCTGTAAAAAACGAAGCGATTGAACAAAATCTTGCAAAACAAAGACAGATGTATGAAAGAAAACTTGAACAAGAGCGACTTGCTCGTCAGCAAGCGGAGGAAAGAGCTGCTGCGGCAGAAAGGGCCTCCCAAGAGCGCGCTCGCCTCTCGCCCCTTAATGAAGATGAGGATGATGATGAACCTTATATCGATAAACGAAAATTACAAAAAACTTTAGCTAAATTCGGTGAACAGACCAAACAACAAACCCAAGCTGAAATACAAGCTGCCGTGCAACAAGCTTTAGATGAAGAACGCCGTAACAATTACTTGAAAGAGAATTCTGACTTTAACAATGTGATGAACGGAGAGACCATCGAGAAATTCGCTTTAAAGCATCCTAGGCTCGCTGAAAACATCTTACGGATGCCTGATGGGTTTGAGCGTCAAAAGCTCGTCTACGAGAATATAAAGGCCCTTGGCATCGATAAGCCAGAGCAGAAGACTCCAGGCATCCAAGACAAGATCGATGCTAACAGAAGAGCGCCTTATTATCAGCCAAGCGGTGTAGGGACAGCTCCTTATGCGACATCAAGTCAGGGTGACTTTAGCCCAGCAGGTCAAAAAAATGCCCATGCCAAGATGCAGGAGCTTAAAAGCCGGCTTAGAATTTAAGTTATATACTCGGTGATGATAACAATTCCAGCGGCTCCTACGCCGCCTGCCGCTCCTGTGCCATCATTACAACTTGTGCCACCGCCACCGCCACCGCCATATAGGACGCCACCATTTCCAGTAGCATTAGTTCCGCCGGTACGTAGGACAGCTTGGCCTCCTTGACCATAAATTGAATTTCCTCCAGCCCCACTAATCGCCCAGCCATTACCACCAGAAACATATGATCCAAAAGAAACTCCTCCACCTCCGCCACTAGCATTAACGTCACCAGAACTGCCGGCCCCTCCTACTCCTCCAGTTGCTGAAGCCGCACTGCCTCCGCCACCAGTCGAACTACCACCGGAACCAAAACCGCCACCAGTTGCAGAAACTAATAAACCAACAGAAGATGTATTTCCAGCAGTTCCATTATTTGCTCCAATCCCACCTCCATTAGCCGTAGCACCTACGGTGACAGCTTGTGATGCTCCAATTGTGGCAGCTGAAGCATGTAATTTCGCATAGCCTCCGCCGCCGCCACCACCTCCACAAGCTGCACCTGAAGTGCTGGCCGCAGCGCCCCCTCCTCCTCCACCGCCTCCAACAACTTCTATAATGCAATAGACCATTCCAGACGTGGGGGTATAAGTTCCTGATGAAGTAAAAGTTTGAACGTTAATAGAGGAAAAAACAGCTTGCCATGTGGGGAGTGCACTTGAAGAAACATAAGTCAAAGCATATCCCGCAGTCCCAGTTGCAACAGATTGAAGAGCTCCTGTACTTGTAGTCCCACCCGCAATGGGCGCATATGCAGTAAATGATGCATCCCCTGTTCCTCCCGCATTTACAACCTGTGGTAATGGTCCGTTATAAGACATCAGAACACCTCGTAATTTGTGCCGTCGAAAATGACATTGATAGATTGATAATTTGTTGCCATCGTATAAGTGGTTTGGCCATCTATGGTGACCGTTCCACCAACAGTCGTCACGCTGATATTGCTTGTTGCTGCGGCTCCATTAGAATCTTTAATGTAGATTACGCGTCCGGTCGTTGGCGCGTTAGGAAGCTTTATTGTAATCACGCCGCCGGAAGTTTGGCAGGCCAGGAATTGATCTGTGCTGAGTACGGTATAAGGAGATGCTCCATGGGCAACTGAAGTGATTGCGAGAACCGACCCTCCATCTTGCCAGGTAGGAAGAGCGCTAGCCCCATTTGAAGTAAGGACTTGTCCAGCAGTGCCGACTCCAGATACGTTTTGAAAAGTTCCTGTGGCAGTCGTTCCAGCACAAATTACCGAGTATGCTGTAAAGGTTGTATTTCCTGTTCCGCCATGCCCAACATTTAATGTGCCTCCGAGAGTCTCGGTGGTTCCAGCTCCTGCAAATGTCAGACCTGAAGTGCCCCCTGTGAATGTGAAGCTGTTTCCAGTTAAGCCTCCGCCCGAATCGCCAGTTATCGTAATGGAGCTTGCAATTGATGAAACTGATCCTAATTGCCCTGTTGCGGTATTGATAGTGACGTAGTTGAGGTTGGAGACAGAAACGCCTTCGATGCCAGCGATGTAGCAACTGCTTTGTTGTCCAGTGCCTGATCCTTGAGTTCCGATTCGGATGACGTTGGATTCTGCGGCAACACCAGCATTTCCAATGACAATGTTATTGCTTTCTGAGGATGTATAATTACCGCCCGCGCCGGAACCTAATCCAATATTATGAGATCCACTGCCAACATCGACTAGGGCAAAAGTTCCTACTCCAGTATTATTGCCGCCAGATGTAGTGAATAAAGAATTGTAGCCTACAGCCACATTATTGCCGCCCGATACAAGAGCAAATAATGACTCGAAACCAATACTTGTATTATTCGATCCGGTTTGAAGGCTGGATCCAGATGAACTACCCATAGATGTATTGTATGATCCAGAAGTAAGGCTTCCTAAGACACCATTACCAAGGGCTGTGTTGTTCGTGAAGGTTAGGGCTGAATTTCCAGCACCGAACCCAATCATTGTATTTGTATTAGCATCGGTGACATTGAGCTTTGAAGTCGTCCCACTATTTACAAATAAAACAGATGATCCACAGTTTTGAGCCGCGTTATCTGCATAGATTGTAACGGTGGTGCCTGTGATGCTGCCCGTATCACCATCAATTGTTGTAATAGTCCCGCCAGATCCGGTTGCAGAGATTTCTATCGATCCAGCTCCGTTTGTAATGGTAACTCCGCTACCAGCCGTAAGAGTTGCCAGAACTGGGTTAGCTCCAGTCGATCCAATAGGGAGCTGACCATTCGTTGCAACGCCAAGGGGTGACAATGCCGATGTACTTCCTTCGAATAGAGCCAGACTATGGGCTGTTTGGGTTCCGAGCTTGGCAGCAAGAGCTGCCGACGTAACAGCGTTAAAGGTGTCAGTTCCCGCAATTGCCTGAGCATTCGTTGCAAGGGTGACTGTCCCTTCTTGAGTCGTGGAGGATTGTAATCCAACAATGGTCAGAGTGTTGATCGGCGAGTTCCCGATGACGTTGATACCTGTTGAATTATTACCTACTACGAACAAAGTATTTGAGACGTTTGGGGAAACGAGACCGCCGGTATTGCCTTCGTAGGTTGCACCACCGCCGACTAGATCAAGACTAATGCCGTTGAGTTCTGGAGTGATGGTTATCGTGCCGCTGACAGATTCAACTGTGAAATTGCCGTTTAAAGCCGGAGGAATCGTATTAATAGTTTCAATACCCGCAATGCTTATCCCTGATGACAGTAGCACCCAATTGGCTATGAGGTTTCCTGATGTGCCTTCATAAGAGGCAAGTTGGTAGATCGCATCTGAAGTCGTATTGACCCATTCTTTCCCCAAAGGATAGGTGTTATCCCCACTATTGGGATTCCGTGGCAATCTTATGGCATCCAAGAGCGTTGTAGAGGCTGTTCCTGTGCCTTGAGAGTAGACTTGTTGGCCGTAGTTAGTTGTCACGATTTCCCCGCTAGATTTAAAGGCATTATTATACCTATAGAAATTCTTTTGCAATAATTTCTTTACCCCTGAAGAAAAGATTAAGAGTTGTTGTTATTATTGATGATAGTTATTATAGAGGGGATTAAAGATAGAAAGGATGGGAAGTATGAATTGGACAATTCTTACTGTAGTTTTTTATGCCACCTGCGCTTTGCTATTGATGTCTGGAATTTACTGGGGGCTTCATGGAAAAAGAAATTAATCGGGACGCGAAAGAAAGAATCGCAAAACTTGAAACGAAAATGGAAAGTTTGGAGAAAAAATGACTTGTGAATGCAAAAAACAATATTGGAATGTTTCGGACTACATGACTATTGTGGCTATATTTTTTCTCATGTGGAAACCACTTCTTCTCATTTCATTTTTAGTGTTATGGTTTATTGGTTGGGTTCTTTGGGATAATTTTCTAAGACCTGAAAAAAAGGAAGCTATTATTCTTGTTCCTGAGACGAAGACTCCAAAGCCGAAAACCCAGCGGCTTGTGAAGTGACACCTTTTGATTTCAGATATTCTGCAAGTTTTTGCATTTTTGGAGCAAAAGTTGCGGGATTATTTCGGGCAAGAACTGCCTCTTCTACCATAGTCAAGAATTTTGGATCAGCAAACAATCTTGATGTTAAATAAGCACCTGTCAATCCTGCACCAATTTTTGCAAAAGGATAAGGGTTTCCTAATAACAAATTACCCAACCCATAAAGAACTCCAGTTAGAATAGTAGCATCCGTTGCTGCCGTCGCAGTCTGTGATGTGTTCAAAAATTTCTGAGCCGTTTCCGCAAGACGACCTGTTACATTTTGGAGTCGATCCAGCTTTTGGTAAGCCTCTTTTCCTATGAGTTCTCTTACAATAGCTCGATCTGTTTTTTTCTCTAAAAGATTCGAGAATTTTCCTGTTTTAAGTTGTTTTGTTGTACTATCGATCATCTTATCGCCGATTACTTGATCGAGTTTAGCAAAGCGAAGTTGATCCCAAAGTTCTCTCCCTTCAGTAGTTCCAAGCAATGATTGTTTTATTTCTCTGATGCCTCTAATAGAAGACATTTGATTCAAAATCTTATCCGGATTTTGATCTTTTTTAAGAAATTTACCGACGGTACCTTCTCGAAATGTTTTGATATGTTCAGAGGCTTTTTTATTCGCTTCCGCCAATAATTTGCCATGACCTTTGCCACTAGCTCCATATGCCAAGATCGTTTTATCCAATTCTTCGACAATTGGTTTTAACAACTTATCTAATCCGCCTTGAGTATCATATGATATTTCTTGAGAAATTGCCTTTTTAAGGTTTATTAAATCTTGGATTTTAGCAGGTCGTGCAGCACCTGTTACATCCACTAAATCTTGTTTAGCCATTTCTATAATATCTAATACATTTCTTTGAGGAGAAGATTTGAAGCTACCAGGTTTTAATTTGTTCTCTATATCTTGCATTCGAGCGAGAATAGGCGTTGGGTTTGTCGCATCCGCAGGAGAAATTAAAGATTCATATTTTTCATAGATTTTAGAATATTCTTCTTGTGATGCTTTACGACTTTTTTTAGCCAAGTTTTGAAAAGCTTCACCTGCATCGTGAAGAGACTCAAATTTAACCTGCTTTCCCGCATCAATCACTTTTTTATATTCATCAATCACGTTAGTTGTCATTTGAGATCTAAGTTTCTCTAAAGGTTGTCCAACCAATCCAGATGCTGCCAGTTTTGCTTGAATAGTTTTTAAAACATTACTGCCCGTTATCGTTCCTACATCAAGCGGAACTTCTGCTTCACGTGCTTTTTGAATCAATTCTGATTGCGTAGCAAGTTTACTTTTGGGCGTGAAAAATGCAGTAGCTTGAGCTAGTGACTGTTTTGGATTTTTTAAGCTCTTTATGACTCCTGCTGCTCCACCCCCAATCAAATCACCAACAATCGATGCTGCGATAGTTCCAATGGGTCCAGCATCGCCTTCTTCTGCCATTTGAAGAGCTGTTCCTGCTCCCAAACCGCGAAGTGTTTCGGTACCCGTTGGAAGAATCGCTTTAGTTAATTCTTTTGTGCTCAGACCTGATTTAGCCAATTGAATTGCATTAGAAGGTTTTTTGATAAATCCCACCCAATTTGCAGCTTTCTCTAAAGCTCCTTCAGGATGAGTATCTATTCCAGTTGCTTTTTGAACTAATCCCCTTACTCCTAAGTCTGCTGTTTTTATAAATTCTTCAGACTTTTCAGGATGAGCAAGTTGATCTTGTAAGCTTTCTAAAAGTTTCTGATCTTCTTCGTCAAAAGCTCCTATAGATTTTAGCTCTAAAAGTCTTTCGATATCTTGAGCAACATTTTCTCTATATGGGACTTGTTGAGCTTCTTTCGAAGCAAGAGGTGCAACCGCCAATTCATATGGCATTAAAGCTCTTTCAGCAGCTCCTAAACCGACTTGCATACCGATTCTTCCGGCTTTTCTTGCACCACGAACAGCTGCCGGCTTTTTAGATAAGAGATGCTTATCTATTTCTTGTTTCGTATATCCGGCTGCTAGGGCCTCTTTGTATTTATCCTCATGAAATTTTGAAGTGGATTGTTGTTGACCAGATCTTTTGGACAGGAAATCTTTTATCTCTTGATCGGTATATCCTTCGGCTCTTGCAATATCATGAGGAGTACTCATCCGAATATTTCCTCTAAAGATCTTTTTTTCTGAGGCGATTGACGAAAACTTTGTTGAGAAGTTCCATGTTCAGCGAGCCCTTGCTGAATGATCTGTTCCATAGCATCTAAAATACCTTCACGTTGAGCATCTGGAACTGTAGGATCATATATTTTTTCAGCTAAAGTTTCAAATTCTGCTTTATTTCGAATAGGGATGGTGCTTGCCAATGAAATCAAAGATTTTCCCAATTGCTCGTATTCCCCATATTTTTTTGCAGTTGTATTAAAAAATTGCGATCCTATTTTAGATCCTCTCCCCAAGCCACCAGATTTATTGATTTCTTTCATGCGTTGAAGAGTCTGAAGACCGGATTGAAGTTGAGCAATCTTCGGGGCACTCTTTGCCTGTCCTTGAAGCTTATTTTTGACGATCTCTTTCTGGATATCCTCTGGAAAAGCCGAAATATCCTCTCCGAGCAAATTTTTATAAGCCTCAGATTTCTTTTGTCTGAGTATTTGTTCCCCAAAAAACTTAGGGATCTCCGTCGCAGCACTCTGAGATAGATTTCCGAGCCCTTTCATTAGCTGATCTGAGAATCTTGGGCTTCTATTTTCTTCAATGATTTCTACCATATCTATCTCCTAGAATTGTGCCTGTTGAAATCCAGAGGCGAGTGAACCTCCAAGTTGACCGCCTAACTGTGCCCCTGGAATGCCCCCAAAAGCCCCTCCAATTGCAGCGCCGGCTGCTGGAGCACCTATGCCTATTAGCTTACTTAAGAATGATTGCTTAGGCTGTTTTTTGATCAGGAAATTTTCATAGGGTCTTTGGCCGAGTAGTGATTCACTAATGCCTAATAGATCCATCAGAGCCTGTCTCTGAAGCCCTTGCCGTTGTTGTGCTAATTGCGAAGCGAAGTCAATCGCGCCTTGAGTTTGAGCATTCTTAAATCCGCTTCCATGGCGTGCGCCCATCCCTAGTCCGCTAAATCTAGAAGCATTCTGACCCGAGAAGGTTTGAAAATCTCTTTGCGCCTGCTCTTCAATAGGTGCAAATGCAGCCTCATCGCCTTG